GGTAGGTATAACTCGTTTAACCTGTTGAACCATGTCATGTTCTTTATCTGTGTATGGATGGAATGTCCAAAACGGTCCCATCCAGCTTTCATGATCTACATCAAGTTTTTTATTACTACCATCGGCTATAGCCATAGCCATGCCAGTACGATACTGGTGATAACTTGGATAGTAACCGCCTGGATCACGCTGGCGACTGAATCCTTGATGAACAGCATCGTGATGTTCATGCGGCGATCCAGTTCTTTCAACAATAAATTCTTTTGCTCTCATTATATACCGTATTTGTTTTTCTTTGGTTTAGCTACAATGCTAGCTTTATTAGTGTCGGGCAATTCTGAGCTTCTTTTATCGCTTAGTGTTTTAATAGGCCCAGCTAACACCATTTTAGCAGCATTTTTAATAATATCGTATTCTTCATCTGCAAATACTGCTAATAGAGGATCTCCAGCCATTGCACCTGTTGCGTCCATTTCTCTATGATTGTGATGAGTAGCATCGGCGTGGGCACCGGCCATTGCTAATCCAAATCTATATCCTTGATAAGGACTACCGTTTGATTTGTTGATACTAATTCCAGGAATACTAGATGCCATCTTTAGAGCACCCATGGTACTATCGTCGAATTTTTTACTATTAGCTGGGATGTCGCCTTCAGCTAATTGTTTACGCATGAATTCTTGTGCTCGCATTTCTCTTATTACCTTATTAGCATATTTAACCGAATTTTCGTCAGATCTAGTGTATACTTGTTGAGCTTTTTTATCCCCAACACCTCTTTCAATTTTATTGGGATCTTTAGCTTTTTCTTTTTCAAAATACTTACGCATTTCTTCGGCACTAGCCGCAGATTTCTTTTTAATAGGCTTTTCAACTTTGCCAAGAAATCCCATTATACTTTCGTCTGCAACTTTTTCTTTCTTAGGTTTTTTACCAAATGCAGGATCTGACATACGTTGCCCAGCTTTGGTCATTAAGTCTCGTACTTCGTCGTCACTTAACTCTGGACTCATTGCATCGCGCCATGCTTGAAACTTTTGTTCATCGCTTGCATTTGGATCTTTAAGAACATCACGCATAGGTGTAGCACGTGGGCCTTCTTCACCTGCGCTTGGATCATTAGTTTGCTGACGAGCGATAACTTCTAAATGGTCAAAGTTGAATGGAATGTTGCCTTGTTTATCTGCTACACCGTTATATTGCTTAACATAACTTAATGCTTTTACTTGATCTGCACCTACTACAACTGTACAACTAGTATATCCCATTTCATTTAACTTGCGTAATACACGAGTTAAATCAGGCATTTCTTCGGTAGCTACGTGGAATATTTGTCCGTGCTTAGGGAATACTTTTTTATAAATGCTTATTTTTTCTTCAGGATATAATGGATCGTCTTTTCCAACACTACGACTTAACACAAAATATGGATCTGCATTGTGTTCACGTGCTTGTGTAATAACGCTACTGGCTAGGAACATATGGCCTTTGTGGCCCATGCCGCGACCCCATCCTACTACGGCTGATTTGCCTTTACCTGTACGATTAAGAAATTCACGTAAAAACATTAGTCTTTCCTTGGAGCCCAGTTAGCCTGGTCAATAGTTTTAACAAACTGTCCGGGTAAGTCATTTTTAAACTTACCACCTGGGTGAGCTTGTACATAACCTTCTGGTTTGGTTTGACGGATTCCACCGTGTGTGCCGCTACTTAATGCGCCGATTACTTTCATTTTTTCATGTGTTAATAATTCAACGGCTGTAAGTATTGCATCCAAGCCAGGATGGCTTAATACTTTTTGTGCTTGACTAGCACTTAATTTTTCATTAGCCCATTGTGCAAACTTTTGTTTGACGCCAGCTACACGTAAATTCTGATTAAAGAAACTGTACAGCACATCGCCAGGTTTACTTAAACCAGGTTGCCCTGCAACAAAACTATCAATAGCAGCTTTATTTTGTTTGATATAATCTTCGGCATGTTTCAAACCTGTGTCATCTACTTGCGGAGCATTTTCGACATACGTTGTACCTTGTACAATTACATCTGGTTTTGAAAGTTTCTCAGCATCTGGATAGCGTGTTTCATCTGCACCAATATGTGTATAGTATCCAGTTGCGGCAACCATAACTTTAGCCTTGGCAATTTTCTTACCTAGTTCACTTGATTGTGGAATATGAAATTCTGTTATGTTTGGTTTAAAATCGTATTCGTGTGTGCTGTCATTTAACTGTGGAGGATTCAACGGACTGAATAGTATTCCGCCTTCGATGTATCCTTTCTTAGGACTGATCTTTTCAAAGTACGGCCATAGTTCGGCCATTCCCATGGCAAACTGTTGACGTTGTTGTTCTTGTCCAGGCTGTGCATTACCGGTGCCTAACACAAATTGTGATACATCGTCTGGATCATTCATCATGGTACGCACACCAGTTTTAGTTTCGTGTGCGCCACGTTTTAAATATTCCCAAGCGTTTTTAGGAAACATGTGAAACTTACCATGCTCATCGCGGCCCCAGTAGACAACAGGACTACCGTCCCATTTTAATTCAATACTTCCGCCTTTAGTAGTCATATGACGTAGGCGTTCAACAGCGTGTAAGCCACCTGTACTACCGTTTGTAAAAACTAAATCTTCAATGTGTTGATACTTACGGCCAACAGCAGGCTTAGCTGCTGCTTCGTTAATTGGTCCAGGGCTAACAGCTTGCCAACTTGCTCCGCTACTTGCCTTGTCAAATATTTCTTGTTTACGTGCTGGATCAGGAATAGCATCCATTATACTTTCAACACTACCTAAACTTTTAGCACTAGCATGAGGACCAATAAGTTTTTTAGCAATAACATCTAAATCGTCACTTATAAAGTCTGCTTTCTTTCCAGCAGTATCTCTAGCATATAAACCTTCGTCTGGTGACCATAACATTCCTTGACTTGATGCTAAAGCATTCATCATCATTTGTTTATGTACACCTTTGTAAGGGCTACCTTGTGGAATAGCATGTGTATGGAATTGAGAAACTCTTTCAGCGTTTTTAACAGCTTTAATGTCTACTTGATAGAATTTACCTTTGTACGGTAACAATATGTGTACTGTGACACCGGTTCGTTTAGTTTGTAAACCTTTGCTTTGTAGAAATTTTTCTAATTCTTGTCTACCTATTTTAGGATCCTTTGCTTTGAATTTATTCATGATTGGATCTAAATCAACCATCACGTCTAAATCTCCACTTATTTTTCCTGGAGTCGGTGTAGCAGCACTACCAATTAAGTGAGCTTTAGTATCTAATCCACTTAGGTATTTGTTTGTTTCGTGTGCAAGGTGAACAGCAATAATTTGATCAAAACCTTCGGATTCAGGCCAGATGTTTCCGCCTTCTAATAAAGGTTTTTTAAGCCCTACAAACATTTCACGTAGTAACATAGTTAGTCCTTATACTTGCCGTCACTTACGTGCTCTTTGAATTCCTCGTGTAACTTATCACAAATTTTTTCAGTCATCTTTTCATTCAAAGAATCTGGTAATTCGCGAATAGGAAATTTTTTAATGTATGCCTTGTAACTGCTTTCCACTGCTGGTTTGAACAATTTTTTGTTTGTATCTTTTTTGTGCTTGATATTGTCTAAACAGTTAGCAAGAACTGGGTAAAGGTGACGACGATATACGTCATCATCATTGTGCATGAAATGCATCAAATCTTCAGCTAGGTCGTAGTTAAGTTCGCGCTTATCGCCTTTTTTATCGATGTAGTCTTCTGCATCGAAATTTGCGCCTTCTAGTAGTTCTTTTATTCGCATTTTTAAACCCGTAATATGATATCAGCAGAAAACTCTGCGGTTAGAGTATTTATCGCTTTTGACGACAACAGGCTATGCTTTGACGATGCGTTCAACTTTGCTTATTGAGCCGCCTAAGTGCATTTTAGCTAGTAAAAGATTGTTATCGCCGGTGATATAGAAGTGTGTACCGCCCCAGCTACGTGGTTTTTCTAAATCTCTAATACAGCTTTTTGTCAGCTTACATTTACTATGCTGTTCAGCCCAGCTGATAAACGCTGGATTAGGCTGTGTAGTTTTACCCAATGTAACACGATAATCGTAGTTCATTTTAGGCATAATAACAGTATCAGTACTTAATGAACTATTAGCCGGGGGAACAGAAATGTATTTTACATGATCAGTATCTATCGATGCTAGTGTATCGATATCTTGTTTTGAATTAGAGTAGATACTAAGCCACGGTCCTTCTACCCGTACTTCTATGTCTTTTATGTTGCTCAAGGCGTTATGTAATTGAAATATATAATCTAAATCGCTTTGAGTTTTAATAATACTACTTTTCCAAGTTAATTTTTTTGAATTTAAATCTATGTTTGAAAGTTCTTTACGAACTGTCTCCATATCATTATTTCTAAAATAGTTTGCTCCGGCGCACACCAACACTATTTTGTATTGGTAAATGCCCCGGAACAGCCTTCTTGTAGTTTTATACAACATTTTCTTGAATGTCTACAGTACTTTCTGTTGAATCAACAGTTAGTAATGGAACTTTAATTTCTTTAGGTACAGCGACAATCGTTAATTTGTCGCCATCTAACGTGATGTTAGCAACACCGCCATTCTTTAAAGAACCAAACAACATCATCTTAGCAAGGTCACGTTTGATCTCCTTGTCAATAACACGTTGTAACGGACGGGCACCCATCTTGTTATCAAAGCCTTTAGCAAGCAACCATTCGATTGACTCTTTGTTAATTTTAATACGAATGCCTTTTTCTTTAACTTGATCTTTAAGTTCATCGATGAACTTATGAACAATCTTGATCATAGTTTCTTTAGCAAGTTTACTAAATGTAACAACACCGTCCAAACGATTACGGAATTCTGGAGTTAAAAACTTCTTCAAGTCTTTGTCACTGTAGTCTTTTTCTTGCGAGCCAAAACCGATTGCGTTTTTCTCAGCACTTTCTGCGCCAGCGTTGGTAGTAAGGATAAGAATTAAGTTACGGCAATCTGCTTGCTTCCCATTTGAACCAGTGATAAAACCGTTATCCATAACTTGCAACAACACAGTCATTACATCTGGATGCGCTTTTTCAATTTCGTCTAACAATAATACAGCATTGGGCGACTCTTGAATACTGGTAATCAACTGTCCGGCATTTTCTTCAAAGCCAACATAACCCGGAGGGCTACCAATTAACTTGCTGATACTATGCTTTTCTTGATATTCACTCATATCAAAACGTAGCAATTTGACGCCTAAATGTTTAGCAAGTGCTTTAGCTGTTTCGGTTTTACCAGTTCCAGTTGGACCCATAAACACAAAACTACCAACAGGTTTGTTATCTGATTTAAGGCCTGCTTGGGCAACAATAATCTTATCAACAACTTCTGTAAGAGCCAAATCTTGACCATACACTTGTGTTTGTAAGTTTTCTTGTAATGTAGCAAGATTGCTAGATTCAGTTTCCATAATCTTTTCTTCAGGCATTTGAATCATCTTAGCAAGTTCGTATTGAATCTCACGTTCGCCAATGATACGATCGTCGGCTAATTTTAGATTAAAACGACTACATGCTACGTCGATTAAATCAATTGCTTTATCTGGAAGTTTCTTATCTGTTTGATATTTGACAGACAATTTAACAGCCGCTTGTAATGCATCGTCTCGAATCTTAACATTGTGGAATCCTTCGTAGTATTTTTTAATACCTTTAAGGATACTAATAGTCATTTCTTGTGTAGGCTCGTCAACAGTAATGCGTTGGAAACGGCGCATCAACGCACGATCCTTTTCAAAGTGTTTACGATATTCTTCCCAAGTAGTTGACGCTACAACTTTGATGTTGCCTTTGCTTAGTGCAGGCTTCATCATGTTAGCGAGATCATTAGCAGAG